TTAATCCTGTTTTAGGACTATTAAGTTCATCTGCCGCCCAACTTGGAACGTCTAATGTCATTGCCCAATCTGATGTAAGTTCTAACCAGTTTAATATATTACTTCTAACTGTGTTTGCTTTATTACCTTCAAAATCTTTCCAATCAAATTTAATAATACCTTTGCCTAGTTGATATCCACCCGAGTCACCAACTATTGTGCTAAATTTTCTATCTCTGTCAACGCACATAGCGTCTCTTTCGGCAACTTTCTCCATATCTAAACAGGCGTGTCCTGCTGAATATAGTGCAGTTGGATATGTAAAGTAACCTTTGTCTGGATTAATAAAGTTTAAACCTTCTACTCCTCTGTCAAACCCTTCTGGAATTCGTTCTTTTGGAATATGTTTACCTTCGGTAGTTCGTTGTCTAGATATAAATGTATTGTAAAAATTTGAAATAGCAGGCAAGAACACAGCATAGTCTTTACTAAATTTGCCTAAATGTTCTTGCCGGTATTCTGTCATTATTGCGCCTGGGCCGGAATTATATATTGATACTTGCCTAATCCTGAATCAACAGTTACCATCATTGCTCCCTCGTTTGAGAAATGTAACATAACTTTTGCCGAATCAGACAGTTTCAGTATTTGCAATACCTGTGCTACAGGCCAACTCCATCCTTTATTTAAAACACCATTAACTCCTTTTGCAAAAACAAATTCTCCACCGTGTGATGATTTATCACCAAATGTGAATATCAGATTACTATTCTCTGTTCTCACAACAAAAGAATTGTGTTCTGTGTTTGCAACTGATTGGAAGTTAAATCTTTGTACACTAGATACAGTTGGTTCAATTTCAACGTCCCACTTAACACCTTTAAATTTAACTGTTTTAAGTTTTTCGTTGATAATCTCAGCATTCATAAATCTGTAATCGTTTTTAAAGTCACCTTTTTCGTTTTCAAAGTGAATTCCTGTTGGAATTTCGACATTGTTTCTTGTGCCGTTCATTACAGTTATTTTTGCTTTATCTTTGTATTCAGGACACTTCAAGTGAATATCTAATTTACTCAATTGAGGCATACCAAATGTACCAACCATTTCTGGTTGTGCTTTATTAAAGGTTCCTTGCAAGATTACTGATCTGTCTTCTGCCATTGAATCAATGCCAGTTTGATTACTGTCACCAGTAATTTTGACAAGATCTAAAAATCCTAGTCCATGCGTGTGCTTAACTATGTCTTGTAAGATATCTTTCATACGTTAATTGTATACTCCTTTTTTATATTAATCAATAGAAAATATTTTTTACCATGCATTATATTTCAAATAATTTATTAAATGTACTTGATTGTGTAGTAGACTTGATATCCCAACCTAATACGCCAATTAAGTTATCCAGTTTACCGTCTAATATAGTTTGTTCCATTGCTTCATTATCAAATGGTAGTTCTTGAAACCATTGTGGAATACGCAATTCATCAGTAGGATACGCAACAGATGTATAACCTAATGGATTATTTTTAAGTTTACATACAATTACTTTTGCTCCATCTAATATTGGTAAACTATATTTGTCACTGTATATTTGTTTACAATTATTCCAATTCATACTTGCTCTTACGTGACCTGGCATATTGGCTTTACCTTGTTTTTCTTCTAATTCTGTATACTTGGTTACATTGTTTGCTCTTTTTGGAGATCCTTTTTCCCAACCAGGTTTTGCTTTAAATTCTGTTCTAAAATTTGTAATTGTTTCTAGTACGTTGTCTTCAGTTTTACCTATTAGCACCATGTATAAGATATCACTTAAAAAATCTTGTACAAATACAGGAGTATCAGATCTTTTTAAATCAAGTCCCATGGCTTTTACTTTACCTTCTTTACCTGCATTGTCTACACGTTCACCTTCTCTATCATAATACAGTACTGCATATCTTTTCTTTGTAATAAACAAACCTTTAATTGCTACAAGTTCTCTACCTGCTTTAATAATAGCGCCACGTGTATGTGGACAATGAAATGCTTTTGTCATATATCCTGTAAATGTAGTATTAAGTTCTTCTGTTATTTTGTCATAAAGTGCAATTACTGAATCTTTATTCCAGGAAATTTTACCGTTATTAATATCTTTTTCTAATGTTTTATGTGCTGTAAAATAAACTGAGTCTGTATCTCCATAAATTATAGATTCTCCAGTATGATTATATTTTCCTGCAACAATATCATTTACTTTTGCCGCCATATGTTTTGTAATGCATCTACCTGTTAGTGTTACTGATTGTCCAATTCTAATATCAAAAAATCTACATCCTGGATTTAAAAGTGCTCCATATAAACTGTTTAAGTTAATTTTTTTAACAAGTTGTCTTTTATCCCAAAATGCTCTTTCAATTTCGTTATCACCACAGTCGTTCATTTTACGTTGCATTTCTTGTCTTTCAGTATACCAACGTTTTAATAAGCCAGGAATAATTGCTTCAAACTCATATGTGAATATTGTGCCATTTGCACTTAACATCCATTTGTTTTTGCTTTCAAAAACTATATCATATAATTGTGCCGCAGACATTTTAACAGATGTACCATCTCCCCAGTCTACAATAATTTCTGTACCTTTATCTTGCTTCATTACTGCTTGATATTCCCAACTACCAAATTGTCCTTCCCAAGCCGCCGCAAATGATTTCTTTTGGAATTTGGCTCTGTTTATTTCTGCTGATGTTATTACTGGACGTATCTGTCCTATAATAGTTTCTGGACCCATATTCAAAGCACGAATTACAGATGGATATAGTGATTTAATATCGAGAGATCCTATCCATTCATGTATGCCTTTTTTTGGAGTTGCCACATAAGCACCTGCCGCCGTTTGCACTTCTTCACCTTCTTTTCGATATTTTCTTCCTGGTACAATCATACCACGTCTATGTGCTTCGTTAACAATTGCTTGTTCAGTTACTGCAACTGCACCCATTGTTGTTTGTAGTAATACAGTATTTTGATGTGCTATCTCATTGGCTAAATCAATAAATTTTAATTTCTTTTCAAGTTTTGCAAGTAAGTTTGTATCTTGTCTATTATATTCTATAAACAATCCAAAATCTTCGTTGTATAATTTGTCTAATGATCCTTCATATACAGTTTTCTTTTCACCTAATTCATGGTCTCCGATTGCATCTAATCTAAAAGAATGTCGTTCTTCATATGTGTATTTTCTATAAAGTTCTAATAAGTCTAAATGTACTCGTCCAACTAAATCATAACTTAATTGTTCTTTGCCATATTTTTCAAATGTTCTACGTTTTGGTTTTTCACCCCAAAAACATAAACGTCTTGTATCATCCGAACTTAATACTTTTTGTATTCTACCTACTGTGTATGGAATATCATATCCTTCTGAATTCCAACCTGATAAAATATCACCATCATCTATTAATGTAAGAAATGCATCAAGCATATCTTTTTCTTTTTCAAATAACATACAGTTAGAAAATCGTTCTGTTTGCATTTTTGCTTGTTGCATATTCATTGCTTTTGGAAGTAGAGCAAGTGTTATTAATTCGTCAGTCCAATTTAGATAACAACTTATTGCAGTTATAGGCATAAACGGATCATCAGTAGTTGCGTATCCACGTATTGGATCAAAGTCAACTTCAATATCAAAAAATATTACATTAAGTTTTGGAGTTTCTTTGCCTAGATAATTTTCTTCTAAGCATCTAAATATTGGATTTATGTCTTGTTCGAATAATTTTTTATTTGATCTTATTCGCTGTTCTTTAACAAATTCGTTTGATGTTCTGCATTGTATTTTTTGTAGTGTTTCTCCTGTAATGGCTCTATGTTTACCTCGAATGTCAGGATAATAAAAAACATACCTAGCATCATAGTCTACAAATACTCTTTTTCCTTTTAAGTTTCGTTCAACTACATATACTTTGCTTTGATCTTTTTTATATAAAGCGTCTATGTAACTCATGTTAAAAATACTATATAATTTCCTATAATGTTCATTATTGTAAACCATCCAGATAGTACTACTATCCAAATGCTTCTTCTTCTGTAACTAGCATAACACAAAGTACTAGATCCGATCAAGTACAAAGGAAATACATAATGCATTATAGGTTGTGGTGAGGTAAATGTTAAAATACAGGAACCTATAATAGTTAATATTACAGAGAATAGTTCATTCCAAAAAGCGACTTGGTCTGTTTTATAACTGTTTACCCAAAACTCCTTGAGTAAACGATACACTAAATTTTACCTACTGCAACCAAAATTGAATCTAATACATCCATATTGTCTTGTAAATCTTTATAATTTCCTTTGTGAACAATAGATATGGCTTTGTTAATTAATGCAGGTTTAAGTTCAAGTTCTTCGGCTATTGCTTTAACAGTATCTCTTAATCCTGATCTTAAATCGTCAACTTCACCTAATACTTGTGAACCTTCATTAATTATTTGTAGTAATTTTTGCTTTTCTGCGTCATTAAAGTTTCTTACGGTCATAATCTAAATTATACTATAGAAGTTTAAAAAAATCAATTGGTATTTTTATTATTGTTTATTAATTGTATCAATCTTGGTTAGTATAACTTTTATATCTTCTAATGTATTTTGTTGCCACTTATTTTTGGTATCGTCAATAAATTTGTGTACTTTGTGTAATCCCCTGGAACCTGCTGACATAGGACTTTGTTTTTGCTTATCACTATCTACAACACCAGTTTGTCTTAATCGTGTGACATCGTTAAGATATTTGTCATACGAACGTTGAGGTTCAAGTGTATATCGGTCAGGTCTATCTATACTTTGACCCTGTATTTCACTCTCTCTTAATCGGTCAGGTCTATCTTGTTGATCCATAAAACTATTTATTTTAGTTTAGTGTGGAGTTGTCTTAACTATTAGGAAATTCTTCTGGTTTCTGCAAGTTTACAGCACAAGGTCCTTTTGCCGCGATGTCAACATCAAATGTTATTTGTTCACCTTCTTTCAACGTGCTAAGACCAGAGGCCTTAACTGCTGAAATATGAACAAATACATCTTTTTCGTTGTCTTCACGTGCAATAAAACCAAATCCTTTGTTACCATTGAACCATTTTACTTTACCGTTTACGCTCATAATATTCTTAATTTATTTCTTTTCTGCTGGGTCCAAATCATTTGTAAATTTATCTTTGGCTCCAACAACTTCCACTGCAGGTTGTCCGTCAATTTCGGGTTCTTCTACAGTAGGTTCTACCTCAANTTTTGGTTCCACCTCAATTTTTGGTTCTACATCAATTGTTGGTTCTACCTCAATATGGGGTTCTTTTTCTTGAACTACTTCTGCTTCTGCTTCTGCTTCTTTTGCCTCTGCGTCAGCAATAACTTCTTTTGTTTCTGGTGTTTTAATTAAAAAATTCTTTTCTTGTAGTTCTACTTCGTTCATTGAAAAGTTATTGTAAAGTTCTGCTAATTCTGTTCCTTCTGCTTTCTTTACGTACTCTGTTATTTCTGCAACAAACCTTTCTCTAAATGTTTTATCATCTAAAGTTGCATCGTCTTTTTCTTGTAATTTTAATTCTGCTAATTGTGTTTCAAGTTCAGAAATTTTATCTAATCTTTTAGTTTCTTCTGTTACTGCTTTTTTAATGTTTGTTGAAATCGAATCATCAGCATCTGATTCTTTAATTGCTTTAGTAATATCTGATGTTTCTCCTGTAATTGATTCAACCAATTTTTGTGCTTTTTTTGAAACTTTTGCTGATTCAGTGTATTCTTTAATACCAGCCAATTTGGCAATATCTGCTAATGAAACATCCTTCTCATCAAGTAATTTTGGTTCGTGTGTTGCGGCTTCCATAAGTGATTTTCTTTCCATGTCTGGAGTCATATTACTCATTGCATTCAAACGAGCGACTAACTCTGCAAAATTATCTGTGTAGGGTTTCTTCCTTGCCATATGATTATTTATTGTTTACTACTTGATTATTTAAGACGTTGTTTTAACATTTCCTTTAGTTTTGATTCATAAGGCATAATTGATGTTTCTGCTCTTAGGCTAGATTGTTTCCAACCCTTTGCGAGATACTCGTTATGTTTGCTTTTTGGCACCATTATTGTTTTGCCATCTTTATGGACATATATTTTAGGTTCGTTTCGTCCCATTCTTTTTAAATCAACTGGTTGTACACCATCTCCTGCACGATCTTCAGTTTTGTATACATTTTTAATGTTATCAATTAAAGGAGGCCAATTTTCTGCAATAACTTTAGCCTGAACTTCTGCTATTCCATAATCTTTTTTAATTACGT